CAGTTGGCCTTCTACCTGCTGGCAGCCACCACCTGCGGCGTGCCGGTCAACCGAGTCGTGGTTGGGTTCGTTCGCAACGTCGCACCGCACAACGTCCGCTTCGTGGAGATCGACCCTAACTGGTTGACCGCTGCGACCGGGGTTATCGAGGGCCGGTTGAATGAGTGGGGTTCGCACATGAACCACTTGCAAACTCACAGCCACCTGCAAGATTCGTTCGTCGGATGCGATGACCTTGAGATGCCAGCATGGTACGGGAACGTCCTCGGATGATTGCCCTGATCTGTACCGTTATCGGCCTGACCGATCTCACCAAGTACGAAGATGCAACGTGGCTCGTCGAGTCCAGCCGCAAAGAGGGAATGATCTGGGGTGACTGGTGTCCTCGCAAAGAGGAGTTCCGCTCACTCGGTCCCCTACAGGTGTCAAAAGCGTGTCACCACGATGCGTTGAAATTTGACCCCAGCATCGGCGGGACATACCTTGACTGCCAACACTTGGACTACAGCATCAAGGTCATGCGGGCTTACCTCGCCCGCTACTGCACCGAGCGGAGACTCGGTCGGAAGCCAACCAACTTTGACCGTGCCAGAATCTGGGTCGGAGGACCCCGTGGACCATGGCGTGAATCATCAATCCCCTACGCAAAGAAGATCATCGGAGCAATCAAATGACAAAGCCAACCATTTGGGAACAAGACATGTTGAAAGAGTTCATTCGCATCACCGGAGAACACAAGTTACTTGCTGACTTCGCCATGTGGCTCGTGCCTTTGGCTACGAAAGACCAAAGCCCAGACAATGATGACGATGATTATTTCAACTCAGCCGCTACTGACCTGTGGGTAAAGTTCAACGAGTCAATTGGCGGGACTGAGCAAGAGCAAAAGGCACGCATTGAATCTGGTCTCTTTGTTCTGGCACAAAAGAAAATCTTGAAGGAGTCTAATCAATGAACGCACCACAACCAATCATCCAGAACATCAAGGGTAAGGACTACGAGGTCGTCGCCAGCCGGGTCGCCCGGTTCCGATACGACCACCCCGAGCGGGCCGTCCTGACCGAGTGCATCTTTAATGGTGAAGAGCGTGTGGTCTACAAGGCCACCATCTGTGACGAGAACCACCTGCCCATCGCCGTTGGTCACGCCGAGGAATATCGCAACGCAGGCATGATCAACAAGACCTCAGCCACCGAGAACTGTGAGACTTCAGCAATCGGTCGTGCCTTGGGAATTCTTGGGTATGATGTCTGCAACTCCATCGCTTCGGCTGATGAAGTCGAGAGGGCAATTGGTCAGCAAGGCTCCTTGCCTGCCTCTTCTCCTGCCCCAGCCCCCATGTCTCCCCCACCGGCAGCACCTCCAGCCAGTGGAGGGGGCGGGGCAGCGGGTCCAGCACCCGACGGCACATCGGTTGTTCAACTGCGAAAGTATTTCGACAACGAGACCGCCAAGGGAACCAAGTGGGTCAAGGCCATGGGTTCAGTTGACGGCGTGGACATGGACGTTGAGTGTTGGGACGAGGCTGCATCGCAGGCAATCCGCAACAACTGCCCCGGTCAGATCGCAGCCGTGGGTGAACACCGAGAGTTCCGTGGCAAGGCACGATTCAAGGTGACCCGTGCGTACTCAATGGAAGCAGAGCAGCCACCGCAGCAGGCAGCAAAGCAGGAGGTCTTCAATGACTCAGACATCCCTTTTTGAATTCTGGATGAACAAGGCCATGGCGGCTGCGTTGGTGCGACACCTTCCGGGCTACATCATTGAGCCTCCGTCGTACATGAACCCGACCAAGCACCACCGTGAAGAGGCGTTGGATTGGTACTACCAAGCAAGGTCGGCGGTCAATGGATTGCACCCACACAAGGGGATCTCCCCCTTGAAGTTCACCTCCGACAAACTGGCGGCGGACATCTTGGACTGCATGATTGAGACGTGCCTGAACACCCAAGGAAGAGGGTGCATCTCAGGCGTTACCAAAATGTTTGACACGGTGCGTGAGGAGGTAATACATGCCCGCATGGATAAAGATGAGAACAACCCTATCAAGCGATGGCAGAGTGCGAACTCTGGCAAGAACATTGACATGCTCTAGGGCTGAGGTCATAGGCCACCTCTACAACATCTGGTGCATTGCGGACGAGCAGACCACGGACGGACTGCTTGCCCACTGGACCATCGAAGAAGTTGACGAGGAGACCACCGCCGGGTTTGCCAAGTGCATGGTTGACATTGACTGGTTGCAGGTGGTTGAAGGCGGAATCCAGATCCAAAGGTTCGAGGACCACAATGGCTCCTCAGCCAAGAAGCGGGTGATGGATGCCTCGCGTCAGGCTAAGAAGCGGAAGGGCGTGGAGACCCCTTCTCGTCCCGCCACGGCAAAGCCTGAGCCTCAGCCTGAACCTGAGCCTGATGGTGACGGTGACTCCAAGATCAGTTGGTATCCTGTTCTGACTGGGCTGGGTCTTGATATGAACCAAGCCATCCAGTTGGTGAGGTTGACCTACGATCAGAGTAGGGATGAGAGAGAGGCTGGACATTGTCTGAACTCGATAGTCACAAGAAGCAGGCAGGCGAACACGCCGAAGGCGTACATCAGGGCAATCCTCAAGAAGACGTACGGCCTGTAATCTTCAAGGTACACGGCAGGCCCGTCCCCTTGCCTCGCCCTCGGGTGTTCAAGGGTAGGGCCGTGTCGATTGCGAACCCCAAGGCAAGAGCATGGAAGGGGGCGGTCAGGGTTGCGGCGGAGCATGCAGCAGCGGCGAGTGGATGGACACCCTCGCACCGACCCCTCCGGCTCTCCTTGGTGTTCGTATACCAGAGACCCAAGAAGCATTTCAACTCAAAGGGTTTGGTGCTGGAGAAGTATGCCCACGCTTACATGACCGCCCGGCCTGACATCGACAACCTTGCCAAGATGATCATGGATGCAATCAACGACGTGCTGTACGTTGATGACTCTCAGGTGATTTACCTGACGGCGACCAAGCAATACGGAGCAGAGGACGGCGTGCATGTCACGCTGCAAGAGATCGACCTCGCGTCACTACCTGTTGCGTAACTTCTCTCGTCTGTCTCGCAACTTCTTCGCACGTTCATATTCCTTGTTCGCAGAACCAACACCACGCTGGGCCGCCCGTGAGAACTCCTCGTTCATCTTCTTCATCAGGTAATCAGCGGATCGAACTTCGGCACGGTTAGTCTCGGTCAGGGCGGCATCGCCATACTTCTGAATGCGGTTGATGGGCAGGCCCAGACCGTACTGCAACACGCGGAACGCCAAATCTTCGCGTGCCTCTGCTCGCTTGACATCGTCAGGTTCACTGAACGCTCTGGTCAGGTCACCGACGGTTCCGATCAAGAGCGGGACAACACCAATCGGGGTAAGAGATTCGGTCGCCAACTTTTCTGCATACCGCGAGTCAATTTTCGTGCCGTGCATGATGTTGTCGGACACCGCCTCATAGATGGCACTGAGTGGGTAGGAGAACAGGAAGCCAAGCACGCCAAACTTTCGACCGATCAGTTCTGCAACCAAGGCTTGGTCCCAGCCGTTCTTGATGCGTGCCTTGTTGAGTTCGTTCAACGCTTGGTCACGCTCATCATCGTCATCCAGAAGAGCAGCCATCACTGCCATCGACATCATCTGGGCCATGACTCCAATGGCTGCGTTGTTCACGACTGCAATCATGTTGGCCTTCGTAATCTCACCAAAAGTCTCGGCTTCCAGCATGCGAGACTGGGTCTTTAGCGGGTCGGACGAGAAGGTCAGCAAGTAGGAAAGCAGGCCACCCTTAACCCGGAGGCGAGCGGTAGCCCGAGCATCATCCAGCGGTGATGAGGTGTTCTGCGTGTCACGAATAATCTCCGCACCAGCCAACACATCTTCTTTGGTGATGGACGCTGCGTCTGCTTGGGAAAGAACGGCGGCTGCCTGAATCACACGATCAAGCACTCGCAACACGGGAATCGCTTTGCTGATTCCGGACACAGCCTTGCGAATATCGTTGAGGTGCGTCTTGGTCTCGGACAAGTTGCCGGAGGCCAGTGACTCCATCAACCCACCCATGGAGGTGAGCGTGGACTCCATGATATCAGTGAAGGATGCAAGATCCTTTTCGTTGGCAAGACCATCCTCACGGGTGAAGACAACACGGCGGTCAACGTGGGAGGCGTGGTCTCGATCCCACATATAACCACTGTTGGGGTAGACCTTCTCCTCCATGAAGTTGTTCAGTCGCCCCGTCGCAACCAACTCAAAAGCACGAGTGATGCCGGTGATAGCCTGAGCAACTGAGATGTCCGGGGACAGAAACATATTGTTCAGCCCCCCGAACAGAACCTTGAAGAAGGTCATGTCGTTCAGGGCAATGGCGGACCCAGCAGCCATCGCAACAATCTCACCGAGCGGGCCAGCATCCATGTTGGCTTGCAGCAGGCCAGTGCCGTACCCGATTTGAATACGAAGGTTGGACAGGTACTCGTCGCCGTAAACTCGGGCGATTGCTTCCCCTGCCTCCCGGTCGCTCAGGACTGACCACAGGATTCGGGTTGGCTCCGCCATGTGTGCAAGGTTGAGAGAGTTCTCGGCATGCTCCATGTAGTCACCCATGAAGTCGCCGACCAAGGTAACCCCCCCGCCCGTACGGCGAATGGTCATGCCTGCGTTCTCGGCAAACCGAGGGCCAACCGTACCAGCGTTTGCCATCTGTGCGATCTGGTCCTCATCCTTGACGGCGGGGGAGTCCATGCGAATCTTGCGTGGCTCGTAGTCTTCGGTGGACGGGGGAGTGTTGCCGGTCAGACGGAACAAGGCAGCCATAGCCTTTGGCTTAAGCAACTTGTTGCGGACATCCTTCAGACGCATGATGATCTCATGCAACTCTGGACGTTCGTCAAGCATCTGCTCGCGGAAGGTCTCGATGTCTGTCGCCAAGTCAAATCCAAAGATTGACTCGCCGCCCTCAACAGGCTGGGTCACGTTGGTGAACGCAATCTCCTGCACCTTGGTTGGGTCTTTGCGATTCTGCTTTCGCAGTTGCTCCATGGTGTGTTCGTCCATGGCAAGCAACTTCATTGCCTGACCCAAGGACAGGGTCACCACCTGAATGTCACCCTCTTTATCCCGGTAGGTGAAGTCAACAAACTCTTGGCGACCAAGGCCCTTACTGCCGGAGGTGCGGGCAACAAAGTCTTGCAGGTTGCGGTAGCCATACTCACGCAGGACGGCGTTGGTAACCTCGATCAACTCGCGGGCATCCAACTTCTTTCTGTCCTCGGCACGGGTCAACAACTTGTGTTCACCCTTCAATCCGATCAGGGACAGGGCGGCCCGAAGGTCCAAGCCACCGTTGCGACCAAGCCCGCCTGCCAGTTCTCCAGCCCTACGAGTGCCAATCGCACGACCCTTGCGAGGCTTGCCCGGACGATCCACCAAGAAGTCAAGCACCGCCTCGATTCGAGTCATGATGCCTTGGCTTCTCGGATTCTTCTCATCCTTGAAAGACTCACGGTCAGCGTCGTACTTCCCGTTGGCTTCACCGATCAGTGCCTCTACCTCGCCAGCCAAGCGACGGATGCTCTCGTAGTCCATCTCGGTTAGGTCGGTGGTAAGGAGTTGCTCCGCTTTGGCAAGGTCGGCATCGATTGCCTCACGGGTCTCGTTAGCCATCTTTCGCCCGCTTTTCCCGTACTTTTTGCGTGCAGCCTTGACCCGCTGCTTCGCACCACGCAGGTCAACCATTGCAGACTCGCGGAGGATCTCGTCAGATATCTTGGACATCTGCCCAGCCGTCAGGTTCTTACGAGTCAGACGTTTGATGAACTTGCCTCGTGACGCAGAGGGCAGGTGGGTTGTAACCATATCCACCAGCATTGAACGCAGTTGAGCAACCTCGGCGTTCTTGTTCTGCATCTTCTTGATTCTGCGTTCGTACCTCTTTTCCTGATTCTCCAGTGCCTTGATGCGACCTTCCAACGCACGCTGCAACGCCGCTTTCTTGCGGGTTCGCTCGGCCTTGGTCATCTTGGCGAGCCGCTCCTTGAACTGGTCACGCAACTTCTGCTTCTGCTCTGCGAAGCCTTCTTTTAACTTGGCAATACGCTTGGCTTCCGATGCCTTGAGTTGGTCACGCTTCTTGCGGATGGCATCTTGTCTTTCTTGGCGAGCCATTCGTCGCTCTGCCAGAGCAACAGCCTTGGCGGCAGCGAGACCAGCGGTCAGGCCACGGTCAGCAGCCAGTGCCGGGGACATGCCCAATCGACTTCCAAGCAGATCCTTTTGCTCATCGACGATGTTCTTGAGCGTGTCGTTCATGAACGGAGCGATGCCATACATCTCGGCAAGCATGGCTTCATCCGTAGACAACTTGTTGGAAAGTTGATTGAGCCTGCCTTCCAGTTGCGGTCGGGAGATACGACCGTGTGCCACCACGGCCTCGGCAATGGGAGCGTCCTCGTCCTCTACTCCGTCTGCGTCGTTGAAGTCCTTGTGTTCACCGGCAGTCTTGCTGTCGCCAAGAACGGGGTGGACACGAGCCTTGGCAATTTTGGGGTCGCTGCCGCCTTGGTCAACGTCACCCTCAAGGAAGAAGCCCATGTCCTTCGTGACCTTGTCTGCTGCTGAGGCAAAGTCCTGCGCACGAGGGTCGCCGTACTGAGGGGACTGGACCATGGCAAAGTAGATGCCCTTCTCCAGATACCAAAGGTTTGCTTGTGCAGCAGCGTTGGTGATGCGACCGGGCTTACCTGTTTGCTCTTCAACGATTTCGTTAGCCCGAGCCACCGCTTCGGTGGTGATGACACGCATGGCGGCACGCTCTCCACCAGTGTTGGGGGCATCCATCTCGGCCTCGCGGTCCTTGGCGTAACCGTTGACCACTGTGAGAACCACCTTCTTTAGGGGGTCTGCTTCTTTAAACTTGGCAATGCGATACGCCTTGTGATCTGCTTCAAGCGTGTCGTTGAAGTCCTCGGCGATCTCGCCTTGCGGAGACACCTTGTCAAGAACGGACGCACGGTTCTCGTTGTCGCGGAACTCTGGGTTGTATTTGTGAATCGATATGGCCCACTCGTCACGGTTGGCTTCAGCACCAGACTTGACCGCATGCTCCTTCTGATACTCCTCCAACTTGCCCATGTCCCGCTTGGTCTGACGGCCTTCGACAATACGACCGAAGATGTTGTCAACAGTCTTGCGTTGCTTGGGGCTGACCCGTTCACGAATGTATTGACGGTCTTGATCAATCGAGTTGCCATAGTGGTTTCTCAATCTGATCAAGCGGCGGTAGAACCTGAAGTCCGAGGTCGCACGCTTCTGAACACGAGTGGTAATCCCCCCAACCCGAGCGATGGTTCTGGTAAACCAGATGTCCATGGTGATGGGGTTCCAGTTCTCGTTCATGTTCAGGTAGAACGAGCCAATCTTGGGGCCGATGACCAGAGCGTTGTACCCGTCTTGGTCCACCAGTTCGCCAGAGATTTCCTTGAGCCGGTCGTTGTCTTGACCTGCCTCGTCCATGTCCTTCTTCAGTTGGCGAATGCGGGCATTGACTTCACCTACCGTGCCACGCTGCTTCATCCAGTTGGCAACCTCAGTCCATGAGCCGAAGTGTTCACGCAACTGCTGGATGGTGACGAAGTCAGCACCCACTCGGTAACCCGCAGGAGCCTTGAGTTCACCTGTCTCAACGTAGGTGTTGAACGCCTCGATAGCCTTCGCCATGTTGCGGTCGATCTTCTCACCATTAGACATGATGGCAAGAATCATGGTGAAGACCACACGGTTTTCTTGGAAGTTCGGGTCGGTTCGTCGAAGGCCCGGCACACGGTTGTTTAGAACACGGACCATGTTGCTGATCGTGGTTCCATACCACATCTCTGCGTCACTTAGTTCACTGTTGGAACTAACGGCTGCAATACCCTGAGCGATGGCTTCGACGTACAAAGCCCTCAGATCGGCTGCTTGGTCTTCCGAGACCTCAGACCCGTCGATGCCCAGCAAAGTCTTCAGGCGGCCCGCAGCGGCGATTGAGCGGTAGTTGAGCGCACGCTGGAGAAGGTTGCGTTGCTCTTTGGCAACAGGGCCTGAACCCTTGGTGTTCCGTCCGGGCAACCCAACGGAACGAGCGTGAGCATTAGCGTACTCGCGGAAAGCCACAGCCTCTGGGGACTTGCTCTCCAGTTTCGTGCCGCTGTCTTTCCACTCCTTGTGCAGGCGATACCACTCTGCATCTGGCAGAAGGTCCATCCCGATCATCATGCGGGCTAGTTCGGCAACGTCTTTGTTGCGTGCCTCTGCCTGTGCAAGGACAGCCAGTTTGGTGAGGTTTACTTGGCCCTGACGTTTTCGCTGAGGTCGAGCCTCTCCATCAGTGCTTGGACGAACGGTGTCATCGGCTGCTCGTCCAGTTCCTTGATCAGGCTCTCCTCGTCCTTCACCATCTGCAACAGCGTCTGCGGGTCTTCCTGATACATCTCCCACATCTCGCTGCTCAGATCGTCCCTCGTCCACTCGTCGTGTGCCGTCTTCAGCCTGCTGAGAAGCGTCACGGCTTCGGATGACTGGAGATCCTGAACGCTGCTCGGCGACAGCAACCCATGCTCTAAGCCCGCCGCTACGGATGCTTGAAAGTTCTGCTTCTGAGAGTCCGTCAAGAACGGCATACTCGACAGCAGGGAGGTTGCTCGGGACACGTTCTCCGCCAACGGCTTCTGGTTCGGGGTTGCTTTCGTCATAGTTATACTCCGGGTTCCAGCCATCAGCCTTCCATGCTTCAAGTTGTGCTGGGAATGTTTCAGGGTCTAAGAACTGTGGATCGAACTCGACACGGCCTGTGATTTTGAAGCCGACACGGCGATACAAGGCGGGCAACTTGCCGACCAACGATCCGGGCTTGCGAACGTCAAAGTAGTCTCCACGAACGGGCTTGCCGTCCGCCATCAGTATAGCATGACCGGCAACAATCGGAACAACGTCGCGTGCGTTGGTCTCGTTGTTCGCAAGGCCAGTCCACTCGTAACCGTCAAAGGTTGGGTTGTCTTCGTCTTGCCCTTGTTCAACACGCTTCAGTGCATACACCACGTTGGTCCCGGTAATGCGGAACGCTCGGATTCTTGGGTTGCCTTCGGAGTCAACCTCAGTGAACTCCGCTGCGGTTGGAATGGTCAGGGTGTTGGCGTGCGGCGACTTCCGCATCTCGCCAACCCATTCGGTGTGACGGATCTCTTCAAGGTCAAGGTTTGCTGCAACCTGAGCAGCCGCGAGCAACTCGCCATGTCGCTCAGGCGGTACGTCACCAAGCATCGTAGATGTCAGCGATCCTGAGTCAACGTCGGGACCGGGTCGGCTAATCCGGGCCTTGGCAATGCTGGCATTCAAGGAGAAGGAGCCGTTGTTGCCTGTTGCACTCTTGATCTGATTTGCATCAAAGACGATGTGAGAATCTTCAGGACGCAGTCCCATTTTCTCGGCTTCCTCTGCCCACACCGCGTCAGAAACTATCTCTTCTCGCAAATCCTCTTGCGAAAGTCGGTCAGACACCGCAATGCTGGGGAAGGCAAGCAGGTTGTCATTACCGGCTGTGCCTCCACCTATGGTGTTTTCCATCTCGGCCCGGTTGACGTAGACAACGCTGTCATAACCGAGGCTTTGGATGTACCTTTGCATTCGGCGGTTGTAAACCTCTCTGGCAAACACAGGTGTTTCCCTGCCTTGCTTTGTCATGACTTTCTGGCGAGCGTTGGCAATTTTGCGAATCTGTTCCGCTGCTGCTTCCGGCCCATCATTTCGCAAAGTCTCGCTAATCTTGAAAAGCAAGTCCATGCCCGTCTTATCAGCCAGCCTTCGCATGCGAACGCCGCGAGTCATAGCGTCCAACTTGCTAGTCACCACATCTGTAAAAGCGTCCGCCTCCATACGTCGCATGCCAACAATTGCTTCTGCGGTAGGAATTCCAAGTTCGTATGTGACCCCAACGCCAACCGTGGTTTCGTTCCACGACATTGGGTCAAGCAGACGCAACGGGTTTTCCATCCGAGCAACCAGTGGGTAGACACGCTGGTCACCAGTTCCGAGTTGTGAGTCTGCAAAGGTGTTCGCCACGATTGGGTTGGCGGTGAGGTGCAGGCCCAACTCTGACAACGATGGGTCAAAGACATCACTCTCGGCAAACGGGAACCTTGTTCCGTGGTACATGGTGACGCGAAGTTCTTCGTCTGTCGCCCCGTAGAACTCTGCAAGATTGTCGGAACGCATGTTGTTGTCCACCGCAACAGCAATCCGGGCCTTGGCAACATCACTTTCGGTTGCCTCGTCTGGGTCAATGCCTTCTTCTTCCAAGGCTGCGTCTACGTCTTCAGGGGTGACCCCGTCACGCATCTCCTCCTCAAGTGCGTCCGCCGCCTTCTCACGAGCCTCACGCTCTTGCTCTTCTTTGGCACGCTGAGCCTCGCCCGTAAGCAACTGGTCAAACCGCATGCCCGCCAGCAAAGTTGCACGGCTCCCACCTACCGGGGCCTCGGCAGCGGCCAAGCCGCCTTCTTCGGCAGCGGCGGCCTCAAGAACACGCAGCACTCGTTGGGCATGCTGTGCCTTTCCTCCCAATAATCCAATGCGAGCCAGCAAACTTTCAACCTTGCCGTCAAACTTTCTCGCACCTTCTTCAATAAGTCGTGCAGCACCTTCAGCCTCGACAAAGGCTGCGGCATCTTCGCCAAACACTGAAGAGTCCGGGTTGGCAGTATGCAGCAAAGCCATAAGGGCCTGCGTACCGGGAGCCACGGGACGAGTGTTGCCCAGCCCCTCAACTCGGTAAAGGTCCTTGGAGTAACTTTGTGCAGCCTGAAGAACCCGAGAGTCATCCATTAACGAACGAATGTGCCGGTACAACTCTGGGTTGTAGAACTGCACCGCGTGGATAGCCTCGTGGGCCACCAAGCCGCGAAGGTACAGTGCGCCAACTTCTGACTTGGCCCCGCCTTGAGAGATTATTTGACCAATGGCATCAGCACTACGAAGGACTACTGTTGGCTTGCTATCTTTAGCCTCTACTTGATATGCAAACCACCCAGTGGCGGAGTCATTCTCGGTGTTTTGACCACCGTCCACAAACACTACATTTACGCCAAGTCGGTTACCAAGTGCCACGGCTGCTTTTTCGGCAATGGTGTATGCTGCCTTGGCACGCACGCTAAATGGCGTAGATGCTGCTTCGCCTTCATCCGACTTCGTCTTGGGCTTGCTCATGTTGCCAAGGTGTTCTTCGACGGTTTGCGTGCCAGCGTCTGTCACCTTCTTGCCAAAGACTTCGTTGTAAAGACGAACCCGGCGAGCCAACTTGTTGTAGTCAGCAAACGCTTCGTCACGCTCTGCGACAGCCTCATCAATTTTTGACTGCTGCTCCTCCATGGAGGGTCCGTCATCTTTTGCGGCTTCAGCCTGCAAGTCAGACGCACGCTGTCCAGCATCTGCTGCCCTTTGTCTCGCGGCCTCTGCGTCTTCTCTGGTTTGATCAACCCGTTCTTGTTGAGCCTCTTCGCTCAAAGCCCCAAACTCAGAAGCGTCCGCCTCCAATGCTCCTGATTCAATGTCGGCAATTTCGGCTGCTGTGTCTCGGGCCTGTCTTGCCTGCGGTCCCAGTGCCGCTCGTTCGGCTGCACGCAACCCAACACTGGCGGCGGCTTGTTGGGTGTAGTGCAAACTGCCAAACGCAGACCCGCCCACTGCCCCAAGCAATGCATCTTGAAAATACCCGCCTACGTCAAACCGGCCTTGAACATTTAACTCGTCGCCGGAAACGAACTCCTGCAATTCAGCAAGGGAATCATTGGCAAGTCCTGCAAACCCTTCTTCAAACGCCTCTTGGCCCGACTGCCTAAGAGTGTTAGCAGCAAATTTTCTAACGTGTTGTTTGGCTCCGCCGCGAATGGCACTGAGTTCTGCGTCAGTAAAGTCTGTGACGGCTTTTCCGCCGACCCCTTTTCCTGTTTTTTTTGCACCTTTTGGAACTGTGCGAAGACCCGGTATTCTTGAGGTGGTCAACTCCATCATCAGTTCGACCGCAACAGCACGCCCAGCATAAAGCCTAGAGTCTTCTAGGTCGTAAGAGATCATGTCCTCGCCATTGATGTACCTTCTCCTGTTTTCCTCCATCAGGTTGTTTTGGTACTCCATCATGGACTGGTTGTAAACGCGGTCAGCAAGTCGTGCCGCACCAAGAGCCTGACCCCCTTTGTACCCCACAGCCATACCAGCGGGTACAGTTACTGGTGCTGCCGGACCACCAAAAAGACCAGCAAGGCCGCCACCAAAAGCAGTGATGGCAGGCGTGACAAGCATCTCGTTTATGGATTCGCCAAGACCACGACCTCCCTGCGCTGTAAATACCCCGGTCTCCCCCTCTTTGCCCTGCATTTCCAAGGCTCTTCTTGCTTCGACAACTCTTCTTCGTGCCGCAGTCTCTCCCTCAACAGTTTTGTCATCGGTAAAGGGGTTAAGGTCAAGGTCATCCACCGCCAACAACAACTGCTCTTGACGAAACATTTCTTCGCCAAACGCTTCAAAGAAGCCGTCCATGCGATCAATGTCGGAGTTCATTAACGCAGCAATGCCCTTGTCGTACTCCGCTGTAAAGGCTTCACGATCAACAACATCCTCAATCCCCGGCAGGAACTTGAAGATATCCTCGGCTGTTGGTGCAGACCGTTGCCGGGCCGCCTGCTCTCTGGTTAAGAACTCAAAGTCGAGGTTTATGTTGTCGAATAGTGGATCGCTCAAACGTTAAATCCTGCTGCTTGAAGAATCGTTTTTAGTTTTGACCGAATATCGCTAGGGTTTTCTTCCATGCGTTTCACTGATTGAACCGCTTCCCGCTTTCCGTCAAGCATGGACTCGTAGTAGAAGTAAAGTTCTACTAGTGGCTTTTGTGCGTCACTGCCCGCTTCCGCGAGCCGTTGATACTTTTCAGGCATTTCGTTAAGATTTACAAAGTCGGAAGCGAGACTCATCGCACGAGAGATAAAATCTCGTTTGTTAATATCAGATTTCACTTCTTCGAGGGTGTATTCTCTGCCGCCCGCATCAACGTACCCATCGCCCTTTGGCGTAAACCGATCTGGTACGTTGGTGTCATCCTTTTCAAACGCTTTACGCTCCGCACTTTTGTTAGGCGTGCCATATTTGCTTAGGCGGCTGCTAACTTCAAGTCGTGCGCTGGCACGAAGGGATGCCGGGTCAACAATCACATTCTCCGCTTCAAGAACGGCGGCAACTGCTGCGTCTACATTGATAGCATTTGCCATGCCGCCTGAAGTAAACATGGTTTTCAAAGCAGAGTGCAACGCGGGGTAGTCTTGTTGCGGGTTCATCATATACGGCTCGCCAACAAACTCTGCGTCACGCTGGTTGTCGATCAACGCCCTTTTGCTTTTTGACAAAGTGCCGGGACTGACCCCCTGCAAAGCCATCTGAAGTTCAGCCAACGCAGCCGGGTCGGCAAGCACTTCGTTCAGGTCATCCAGCGGTGCTGCGCGTGTAGCGAAGTTGCGTAAGTGTCCCACGCCTACTTGGAGGCGGCCCGCTTCATCTGCACTTGCACCCGAACCCTTGGCATTTCTTGCCATCATGCTCAAGGAATTATTGATGGTGTTGTTGCGGGCAGTTCTTTGCTTGGAAACCAGCGAGCGGGTAGCCTCTTCTCTTTGGCCCCGGTCATACTGCAACAACTCCTGCATGGTTTCCATGGGGGAGGACTCGTACAGTGACATATACCCGCCAGAGATAGCCGGGGCAAACTCAAAGCCGTCAACCAGTTGCTGCATGGTTCTTCGGTTGGTCTCAGCAAAGTGCTTAACGTCCTCGTCGTAAGCCATCTGCTCGCCGATTTGCTGCCGCCGCTTGTTACGTTGGGTGATACCCTGCATTGCTTCGCCAGCAGAAATGACCACGGCATGACCGTCAGGCAAGATGGCTACAGGATTGCCCTGCATCACACCAAACTGAATGCCCTCAAGCCCTTGGTAGTCGCCGTTGCGAAGTGCCGCAAGAGACTTACCTGCGTCCTTTGTACCCATTTCGGGGTCAGGCCGCATGATTGATCCAAGGTCTTGCTTGGATATATTGTCACGGATTTGGTTTCCAACTGGGCTGCCTTGCCCATATCGTCTAGGTGTTTGTCGGGTCATTTTGCTTTACCTTCAGCAGCATATTTTAGTGCCTCTTGGGCAAGGTTTAGCCCGTAGTTGTTTACAAGATAATTTACCCCAGTGGTCAAATCCTCATCAGAAAGACCTTCACGAGAAATCAATGTCAATACCACCTGCCGGTCACCGGGTTCCAGTTGGTCAAGGGGATTCTTTGGTCCAGTTGCTGCCTTGACTGCGGTTGTTGCTGCTTCCTCAACCTCCGAAACCTCCGGCTTGTCTTCAGGTCCCGAAGTCGGTGGTTTCATAAGCCCAAGCGGGTCGGAAGACTTTGACTCCTCAACAGGCAATTTCAACGGGTCAACCACAACATCGTCCTCGGTTTCAGTTTCTGTCGGGTCTGACTTGAACCGTTGGTTGTCCTGCATAGCACGCATGCCCACCCGACCCAGAACAGTGCCGGGGTCAGCCTTACCACGCATAATCTTGCTGTAGTCAATAATCGGAGACATGCCCTCAGCAAAGCCAGCAGCAAAGCCAGCACCGCTAAGGCCCGCTCTTTCCCTCCGCCGACCTTCTGCGGTAATCGACGCAGAAAAGGCAGACACAGCGTTTGCTATGTTTGGCGACACTTCTTTCCCAAGTATGGTTGGGGCTTTTATTTCTATGTTCTTTTTTGCCATGTTTGCCTCAATACGTTTGATAGGTATACCCGCCGCCTTGACCATAAGCGGGGTTGAATGTTGCTAGACCTGAAGGAAGTTCGCCACCAGTAGAGATGGTTCCATAGCCTCCGCCCTGTGGCCCCATGCCGTAAGACTGTGAGGAATACTGGAAAGGAGTTTGACCACCCGGATTCTGCGCACCGCCTGCAAGCATCGACAGGCCCGTGTTTATAAGTGCCCCCGTCAAGTTAAAGCCAGTGCCAATGTTCTCAGCACGAGCCATGCCAGTATCAAACCCAGCACCGGCAATGCCTGACTGCGCTCCAAAGACCTGTTGGGCCAGCGAAGACTGCAAGCCAGAGATAGCCGAGGTATATGATCGACGTAGGTCGCTTTCAGCCGATGCTCGTTGAGTGATCATGCTGGACAAGCCTGCACCGGCCTCAAACATCGAGGCCCCTTCCCTCAAAGAAAGATCAGCCATCTGCCCACGGAATTGTTCTTGGGCACGCCGACCTTCTCTTGCACCTTCTTGGCGATACGCCTCGGTTTGTGCTGCTCCAAACGATGTCCCACTGAGGCCCGTAAGCGCGCCTTGTGCCATCGAGCGGGCTGCCGCCGCTTCTGTGGACCTATCGATGTCTTCAAGCGTTTGATCGATGCCTTCTTCAAGAAGTCCCCTTGCTTCACCAAATCCTGCTTCCAAGCGTGCCATTGACGATTCGTACTGGTCAATACCCTGTTGGTACATGGCAGTAAACGCAGCGATATCGGTATCGCGGTCAGCCATAACCGTGTTGATAAGGTCACCAAATCGGGACTCAAAGCCACCGATGTATTGGTTCATCTCGTTTTTGTATTGTTCAAAGGCACGACGCATTGCGGCATCGCGGTCGCCTTCATCGCCAAATAAGTCGCTAAGTCCCATTATGTAACACTCCTGACGGGGCCGCCGTCCTCGACATCGACGGAGACATCCTCCAATGCCCATGCGCGTGAATTCGCGCCGATCTTTACAAATATGTCGCTCGCACGGGTTCTGGAGCGTTTGGCTGTGGAACGACCACGGGCCAGTTGTACGTTTGGTGTGGATTGTGCGCCTGCAAATCCGGAGGTAACCAGAGTTGCCTCTTCACCTTCAGCAGGCAAGTATGGAGGGGTTGCGTCTTGGTTAAGCCGAATGGTAGTTGGCAACCCAGAGACAACATTTTCGGTCTCGTAATACGCTACGCCGTCATACTTCAACTGCCACTTGCCGTCTGTTGTCCTAGATAAAGTCCAGTCACTCGGGCCTGAGAACACAGTGTTGTTAAGCAGCGTGCCCGTAGTTGTCGGGGTGTATGTTCCATCCGGGTCGGCAGCCAGACCGCCCCAAAGAATAGCCGTGTATGTATCCGAACCACTGTCCTCGTCGCCACCATCCAATGGGTTTACACCAAGCAGAACATCGTCAAACCCACTTGCCTCAGACGTACCACCGTCGATCACAGTGTTTGTTGTAGACAGCAAACCACCAGAAACAAAGCCAATTGCACTCTGTGCTGTATCGCCAAAGAGCAACGACATGAATGGCCCAGACTCAAGAGTGTCTGCGCTTGATTCTGACTTTTGACCAAGAAGCACGCGAACATCTTTAAGCAAAATGCGACGTGACGGGTCGCCGTTAATGGGTCCGATGACCAGTTCTGAATCAAAGTCGGTAGCCAATCCTGCCGCTGTGTTTGGCGGGTGAACAGAACTAAACGATGAACTGCTGTCCACTGCACCGTCTTGGTGTAGTACAAGGCTTTCTGGCTGGGCCAACAAGTACCCGCTCTTTGTCCCAATCCATGGAGCCGTTCGGTCTCCGTCTACAGGGCGGAATGCGGCAACGGCTTGTACGGCACGCAATTCGGGGTTGGAAATTTGCCACTGCCACCAGCCGCCGTTGGACATGTCCAAGACGAATATTTCGCTGGAGGTTGGGTCATCTGTCTTGGTGAGAAACATCAACGCTGCACTACGGGAATCGTCATACCCCATAACGATGTCGGTGTCCTCAAAGTCCAGACGGGAGAACAAGTTGTCCAGCCGGTCCTTGCTGACCCTAGCCCCTCGCTCAATATCGAACGTGTTAGGGTCAATGCCAAACACGCCTTCAGAGGACGCGACCAGCGTGGACATTTCATTAATCGGAGTGAAGGCTCTTGGCCCCAACACGCCCACAGTGCGGGACACTTGACGGAACTTGACATCGCTAAAGGCGGGGTCGCCCGTCAGCATGGTCATAGAGTTGGTGCAGCCGAATACCAGACTGTTGGTGCCAACTGGGATCAAAGCCTTAATGTTGTCTCCAACTTCGCCAAACGTCGTGCCGGACGAACCCGCGACGGCTTCAACCCCAACCGTTACACCTGCGCCCGGTGTCCAATCATACGGGTCATTAATCTTGCTTAGGAACCAGTTGCTGCCGGTAGGCTCAATACCAGCCATTACCAGTCTTGCACCGTGCCGTTGAATTAGCGGGGCAAGGTAGGTTGTACCATTGAAGTCGGCTGTAACAGTCTTGTATGGACCCACCCATTGGGAGACCGCCGGAGTGCCTTGAGCCAAATCAACCTTGACGTACCGCACGCCATCAGTCATGTAAGCGTACTGATGTGGCTCACTGTCCGTCCCGCCAGCAAAGTCGGTGATGTTGCAATTGTCTATGTCCCCAGTTATCTCTGTGTTGCCACGAGACCCGGCAAACTTTTGGAACAGTGTTAGCGTAGAACCAGAAAGGCTTACGGCAATGGTTTCGCCGGTGCTTACACCAAGTGCGTTGTGTCCACCAGCGGCTTGAATAGCATCCTGTAAATTGGCCGCAGCCGCAGCGGCACTTGCACCTCGAAAAAAGTTTGGACTGGCCGTCCCGTTGATATGAGTATTATCAGAAGTTGCCGTGTAGGTTTTGGTGACGGCGGTGGTTCCCGAGGTGTTGTCAGTAATTACTACGGTTTTGGTAGCCGTGGGTATGTCAGTAAACGCAATAGTGCCAATTGCACCAGAAGCACCGTTAGCATCTTCGTCAAGGCGGCCAACATGCCGGAACGCGATGATCTCAACCTTTGCATTCTTTTGAAATATCTGTTGAGTGCTTGCGTTAACCGCGTTGGGAACCGCCTCAACGGTGTCCCTGTTGTTAGCGTCTCTTGGCTGGTCTCTTGGGTCCGTTGACTCGCTGTCGTAATTTGCGTTAAATGCGTTGTTGCCAGTCGCACTTACCGCATCTGCTTCAACTGGGTCACCAGACAAGTCAGTGACGTACACCTTGCCGCCTGAAACATAAATAAGTTGACGCTTTAGAACTTGGTCGCCGCCCTTTTGAACCAAGGACTCTGAGGTTGCCATGCCTTGGATTTGCCCGTTTGTTTTGCCAATTTGCAAGAACCCCTGCCGCGTACCCATTCGCCGCCTGTTGTCAAAGGCATCAAACGGATACACGTTTTTACACCGCTTCGTAAATCCTTCTGCCGCTTGGCGGAAGGCTACCGAATCAGTGAGTCCTTGGTACGGAATGGGGAGGCGAGAGTAGGGCATTGTTTGTTTACGGAATAACTACGGGTACGGTGGTAATTTCAAAAGCCGTAGCCCCGGTACTCAGTCCGACTAGGGCGGGGGACAACGATTTTGTGATGAGGGCCTGCCCGCTACACGTCACACCGGCCCCATTGGAGGCCACTGTTTGCGACGTGGAGACGGCAATAAAAAAATCGGTAGTCCCATTGTTTAGAACCGCATGGGTGAAAATATACGAAGAGGCCGCAACGGTCTCCTCTCTTATCAGTACTCTTACGCCAGAGGCAAGGCTGTCTGAGGAGTATCGGTTGAGTTGCACTTGGCATTGAGTAGTCCCGAAGGGGGGGTCTTCGGCCTCTAATTCCATCTTGAGGAGCATTGTTTCGCCCGCCGCTAACTTGATAGCCGGGAAGACCGAACTGCCCGGCGTATCGGCCATGTCAGGTTCTGTACCCCCTGCACTGCCGCTACTTGTTACAACCGCAGTAGAGGAAAGTTTGTCAAGATTGAAAAAGGTCAACGGGTTTCCGTCGGTAGACGTAAACTTTCTAATTTTCAAGGTACTAGAAGCACCAGCAGGGATGTTGCTATCAATGTGGTACATCTTGAATGCCTGATACTCATCAACGATCTCGTCTCGCCGCATAACGCTGGTATCGACAAGTGTGCGTCCAGAAACATCAATTTCAGCATCGGCGAACGTGCCTTTAGCCTCTGATGTAACTGCCCCGGTAGCCTCGACCTTAAATTTAGATACGTTGTCTTCAAATGTCTCGATGACATTACCGCTGGCAAGACCCTTAATCACAACCCGGTCAGTATCATCCGCACCGTTTTGAATGGTAGTGATGGCTTTGCCGGTCACATTGCCCTCAAGAGCCGAGGTTCCTGCAACCGAAATCCCCCCGTCAAGGACTTGGAACTCCGCAGTCCCGCCCTCATTGACTCGCAAAATACCATTGCTTTGACTGCCGGAAGACTTCTTAATCCGAAGCGACGGATCTGTTGTGTCGTTTGGGTCAATAAGGGTTTGGCCTTCTTCTTTGACTTGGAAGCGTGGAGTGGTGTCGCCGGAGTCCTGTACCTCAAGGACAGCAGCAGTCTGACTGGCTTTGGCTTTGAGCAGCAGCGAGATGTCATCAACCGCACCGTCTGCCGCGTTGATCTTGACCAGTTCAGTGGTGTTGTCAGTAAACACCTCAAGGATGCCGTTGGACCCACCGTTCTTAAGCACCTGCAAAGCAGCAACGGCTTGCCCGCTGGCCCCAACCAACTTAATCGGAATCTCACTTGTAGCGTTAGACCCACCAACTGTGCCAAGACCTTGATCGGTGTGGTAGTTGATGAACTTGCCAGCAGCATCCAAAGCGTTGAACGCACCGGGGCCAATGATGATTTTCTTATCATCAGTCACTACTGCAACTTCACCCTCCAACAGGGTTGGGTTGTTGGTGGAAAACTCGCTTTGCGTTCCTCGACGCAGTTGAATCTTTACTGACATCAGTCAAGTTCCTTTAGGATTTTTCCTTTAAGCCAATCGACGATGGGTCGCCCAACCCACATTCCGGCGATGAAGGCCCCGGACACAACGAGCAGGGCGGCAAGAACATCAGAGAACGAATACGACATAATTTTAAATCCTTCAGGTTGGTTCCAAATACGAGAGCCGCTATCCCAACTGTTCCGATAATCAGCACCAGAGTCCACAGGTAGGTCAAGGCTTCCGCAAGCAATACATTCAGAACGATAAGCCCAATCCCCGTCAACAAGGGAATCCACCCCTTGATGCCCCGGCTGATGAAGAGCAGCACTGCCCCGCTCATCAAGCACAAGGCCCCCGCCCATCGAAATGGTTCCAGTGCCGCTATTGAGGGGTCCACCGCCTGCTGTGGAGTCAGCCCCATTTGGGGCATAGTAAAACCCAAGCCGCCTCCCCCAGAGGTCTGGCAGCCAAGCAAAAGCAGTAGTGGCACGAGCCGGATCATTTCTCAGTCTTTCCTTCTAACCTTGCAATACGCTGCTCGACCACTTGAGTTCTTGTCTCAAGCAGGCGGACGGCCTGATCCAAACGATCTACGGCATGTCGAAGCGATTCGATGGCAGCCTTGACTTGGGCTGCACCGAAGATGATGCCGATTAGGATGGAGGCCGGGGTGGCCCATATATCGAAGGATTCCATTACTTCTTCTTTCTTCGCCGACCACTAGCGGTTACGGCATAGGTCACACGGGACGGTCCCGTCTTACGAGCAGCGGCTGCTCTCTTCTCACCAGCGGTCATCTTTGCTGCGACCTTGGCTGGACGACATGCCGGGTAAGGACGCTTGCCCTTTTCGCTCCCCGAACGACCGCACTTCTTGCCGGTCTTAATGTCCCGCCAGTCTTCCTTGAACCACTTGGTCAGTCCGCCCTTTGGTTTAGCCACCGCACACCCCCCATTCCGACAAGACTTTGAGCAGAGCAGTAAACCCACTGTTGGTTTGCGGGTGATACTTGACAGCGGCTACGTCAGACAGGACTTGCAGCAGGTCTTCAAACCCCACCACGCCGTCCTCGTTTAGGTCAGATGGGCAAGAGTTGTCCGCGTAGTAATCCACGAAGTACGGGGCACGGTCACAGTTGTAGTCCTGACCACAGGCAAAGCGGATCACGCCGCCGCTGCCGAAGTAGTCCGGACCAGTGAAGCGGGCAATGTGGAACGAGCCGGGGTGCTTCTCGCTCTCCCAGTCCACGTCGTAGCCACGCCACATAATCAGATCGGCATAGTCGTTCTGGCTTGGTGAAGAGCAGCAGACCTCACCCACAATGGTGTCACGGTGCGGCCAGAAAATCAGTGTGTTTGGTTCGATTAGGCCTTTGTGTTGGGCTTGAACTTGCGGGTACTTGAGACGGCCAAAGGCTCCGTACTTCTTGCCGGGTTCACCGTGCAAGATCCAAGAGTCAGCCCAGAAGTAGTCCAGCCCTACCAGATCGAAAGTGTTGGGCACACCGTTTATCGTGTCCCAATTGACTGGGGTGTAGTTCTGACCAAGGTACATCCAACGCTGGTATGGGTTGGACTGAATACAATCCCAATACTCGCCGGGGTCGGGGCACTTGATCCCGGTGTCTTGCTCCCAGTATTCAATACATTCAGGGCAGTTCTCAAGGAACGGGTAGAACGCATCGTTGCGATTCTTGAACACGTCGCCTTCAACAGTCCATGCGAACGCACGAGTGGGAACCTCACCGCCCCGCGTACTCCCAATGGTGTACGGGGGCCGTGGGCTACCGTCCGGTTGTGAGAATTCAGGGTCAAAGCCGGTCTGGATGTACACGTCAAACGTACGACCAAACGGGGTAACCCGGCCAAGGTCGTCCACCCACATCTCGACAACGTCGGGGTTGGCTGGCTTCCCACCACCAAACAAGGCTAGGCAAAGCAGGGCAATCATTTTCTGTACCCGCCACCACGCTTTTTGTATGTGCGAACCAACCACGCATTTGCATACGCAGATGGATACACATCAAACTTTCGTTTGGCTTCTGACTTCACCCGGCTATACAGCGATGGGTTTGAAGGTTTAGAGCCAGACTTTTTTGTGGCTTTCTTCTTTGCCATTACTTCTTACGCTTAGTCACTTTCTTGCCAAAAGCGGTGTTACCAAACTTCTTGGCCCCAACCTTTTTCTTCGCTCCGCCGACTTTTTTACCCATTGCTTTTTTACGTCCACGCATTATGAACCTCGTCTTTCTTTGATGTATCGCATAAACTCAGGACTCAACCTGTCGTAGTAGCCCATTTTTTCAAGTACCTCGGATATCCGATTTACGACGGATAACCGCTGCACAAACACCAACGAGTACGCCTCGTTAATAATTGACCCCCATGATTCAGGTTTGAGTGCTGGATCATCGGGTTCTTCGTCGCCCGCGATGAATGGCATTAACACTAAGTCGGTGCCGTACTCCACCAAATCTTGGTTCACCATCTTGCAGTATTCCTCAAGACCCTCGGTCTCGTCCTCTGCAATCGCAACCACCACAATCTCGTACTGGTCGTCCCAAGTGTGCAGGATCTGGTGAACAATGTGTTCGCCGCCGATCAACACATGGCACTTGTCTTTAATCCAAGCCTCTCTTGCGAACGGGCAGGGCTTCATGCCGTTGTAGTGTTCGCTTGGGTGGTCAAGGTAGTTCAAGATCCAGTTCTCAATCTCTTGGGTAACGTTGTCTAAGTTAAATTCAACGGCGGTCATACGGCCCCCGCTAACGTATCTGAGACGACGGGGCCTTCTACATCGAGTGCCATTTCCCCTATTAAATCTTGATTGTGAACACCATGCACGCCAAAGGCGGCGACAAAATCTGAATACTCGTGAGTGCTTGGTAGCGTGGCTACTGCGTACCTGTCATTCAGGTAAGACTCAACCTTTCTAAGTTCACCAGTTATGGTTCCCCCGCCCACAAGAATTTCGGCAAGGTCGCCAGTCATAGCCCCAGCACCATTAGCGGCTCGTGCCCCGATGTCAAAAGCGTCTGAGTTATCAATGCTGACGGTGTTGGTTCGGTTTGTGGTTGTACTGGGTGAACCGTTCACAAACCCATTTGCATTGGTTGAAACACGCGAGGCTGTCGCCATCACAAACGCTGTCCGACTCCAGTTGCCTACATTCTGCAACGGCGTGTTTGTTGTTGAACCCAGTGTCATCTCCATATTGCCTTTTGACAGACACCGAAGCCCAAAACTAGTCGGACCTTTTTCAAAGAAGTTCTGAGCGCCAGAATCGTCAGTTGACTTGAAAACGCAAGCAAGCCAGATATCACCCGTGCCAACGTTAAGTGCTGGAATGCCGTCATCGGTCACAATATCGTTGCTGCCATCAAACCTTACCACCGCCAAGCCGTTTAGTTCGTTGGTTTGGAGTGTTGGTTGCTTCGTCCCGTCCGCTTGTGACGCGGTGTGTCCGTTACCGCTGGAGTCAGCCCACGCAGTCACAGGGTCACCGTCAGATCCGGAGATTGAGTCGGCCTTGTACCAAGCAGACAACGCTGCACTTAAGTTAGATGGAGTCCACTTTCCCATGATTAATCCGAAATGATGTCAACCTTCATTGATGTAAATGTGCCAACGCCGGTGGCTGTTGCTTTCATGAAGGGGGCCAAAGCAATCGTAAACGCTGCGTTATCGTTGGTCATATCGGCTTCAGTAACAGACTTGATGGTGTAGAAGTTTGTTCCGTCAGCACTACCAAACACCGTTAGGGTTGCACTGCTGGTTCCAATCTTAAACGCTACAACGCCTGTAATGCCCGGACCTTTTCCGGACCCGTAACTTTTTTGTAACTCAACAGCGGCTGGGGTTTGATCGTTACTAGAAACTGCTTCAAGTAGGTTAAATGTTCTCATTCGTCGTCCTCATCAATATCTGGTTGGGGCCAAGAGTCGGACTCAAACAGAACGTCGGTTTTAACTTCTTCTAAGACACCTGCTGCGGTCCATTTGTTCATGTCAAACTCCAACGCGAAGTTCTCGACATATCGTTGCAAATCATTCTTTAGTTTCTGAGCGGCTGTTAGCATGGCATCGTCCTCAATTCCGCCGACCATTCCTTCGCATTCAGCCGGGAGGCTGTCTCCATCCTCGCCTCGATCAGAGCCAAGCCAGATCCCCAACTCCCAGTGTCTTTCCTCGTCATGTAGTCCGGCTTCAAAGGGCCGCACGTCCCCACATTCATGCACCACCATGGGAGCGGAACCTTCCTCGTTCTCACAATCTGCGTCGGGGGAAGAGGCCGATGGGTATGCCCACGCACAAACAGGCGGAAGGGATGACATCCAGTCGCATTGTTCATCTGGAGACCCTCCAACTCGTCCGAAGTCAACCCGCAATCGAACCCGTGGTAGAACACCGCCTGTCCGACCCGGTAGCACCCCGCAGCAGATTTGATGTAGGGCCGCCAATGCCACCGCCTGAACTCCTCCGCAAACTCCGTGTTCATCCAGAAGGCGTTCTCTCTCAGCCCCTTCGGTATCCGTCTCGGGTCCGCTCTCCTGATGTTGTCGTCGTGATTCCCCTCGCATATCACCAATCGACACCCATCCGGCAAGTTCTGGCGAATGCTCTTCAAGAATGAAGCCGCGTGCCGATACTCGTCCATCAGAGTATGGTCTGCTTCGTCGGGATGGACTGAGGCCGCTTGTGCGTCGAAGACATCGCCACAATGCACGAAGTGAGTCAGACCCTTGGTGTTGGCTATCGTGTCCAGTATCCATTGATGCGTCTCGCTTGGCGTGTGTGGGGCATGGGTGCAAGAAATAGCAGCAATTTTCGCAACCTCGTGGCCCATTTCAACACTTCCATCTCCGTCGCGCAGCACAGATACGCTTCTTTGGAGTCTTAGAACAACTTACTCCGTGCATCCGCATCTGGCCTGCGGACCTTGCACAGTACGATTTCTTACGCTTGCCACCGCCCGGTTGCGGTGCTTTAAGTTTGCTTCCGGTAGCACGGTTGTACTTGGCTCGACCCTTAGCGGTCAGACCAGCACCCCGTGATGCAGACAACTTCTCGCCACGTTTGACGGAGAGGGAGACTGCTTTCTTTCGTGTCTTCTTCTTTGCCATCAGGATGGGTCCGGTATGTTGCCGTTAGGGAAGAAGTTCAGGCCGCCGTATGAGGTAGTGCGACCACGAACAGCCATGGGAAGAGGCCCGTAGTTGGGGGTCTCAACGCCGTCACGACGCATGGCTTCTTGCAGCAGGGGTGAAGCGTCAACCATTGCCACCCGTTGCAGGGTGTCACCCACTTCGCCACCTTCAGCAAAGGCTCGGACGTACTCCAAGTAGAGAGCCTCAACGTGCGACTCAACTGGGATTTGCAAAGTTGTGCTATCAACGTCTGTGCTTGCAACCTCAACAAACTCTGCTCGGTAACGGATGGACAGGGCGTTTGACTCGGCTGTACTGGGTGTTGGGTAGATGTCCAGCCGTCGTGCGGGCTGCCCGGTAGATGCTGAACCATCGTTGCCCGGCTTAGCACGAGCAAGCGTGACGTAGAACACCGCGTCGGTGATCGTCAGGTTGTCTGACTCAAAGCGAGAGAACGCCTCTGGTGAAATCAAGAACACGCGACGAAAGGTGTTGCCGTTGGGAAACACATTGATAATTGTGCCGACATCATCAGGCAGAACAACAAAGTCGCTGGTGGTGAAGTCAAGGTTAGAGGCAGTACGCTCACGCCAGTTCCAAGCGTGGCTGTAAAGGTGGTGGCCCGCGAAGTTAAGAATCTGGGCAATCCGTTTAGGGACGGTAAACGCACTCGTAGTGGAGGGATCTCCACCACAAGCGAGCAATATGTGGGCCTTAGCGTCAGCGTAGGTAAGTGCCATGGGAAGAGGAGAAGGGGGCGGTAGCCCCCCTCTCCCAAGTGATCAAAAGATCAGGATGCAGCCTCGACGAAGCCGAAGCCACCAAGACCATCAAAGATGACGTTATGCAAACCGCCATCAGAAAGAGTTTCAAGTGCTACCGCAAAAGTGCGGAAACTTGAATTGGTGTCAGCACCGGGGTCCACGGGAGCAGCATGCAAAGCACCTGCTGCATCGCAGGTGAGTGCAGTGAGGGCAATCGAGGTGTCGCCACCAAGAGCCTCAACTTTTCCCTTCAGACGGAAGGAACCCTTTTTGGTGATAGCAATATCTTCCAAGGCAACGCCGTAGAAGTTGAATTTGCCAGCAGCAGTAAGTTCTGCGTCAGCAGCAGCAGCAGGAGTTGCAGCATCGAAGACAAGATTGCTGGTATCAAGAGTAAGTTTGCAAACTTGACCCTTTGTTACCGCTGCATCTGCTACGAGAACTACGTCCTCTTTGGCAAACTGGAGACCGAGAGGGCTTTGAGTAGGGGAAGCATTTACCATTGTAATTGTCCTTTTCCTATTAGGCCGTAATCATCGGCGCGAGAATGCCGTGACGTTGACGAGAGTTAGCAACCACGTTGTACCACGAGTCCGTGATCTGAACGTGAGTGAACGGTTGATTTGGGTGCTGCATTGTTGGGTGCTTCTCCATGTATCGAGAGGCGTGCAGAACCGGGGTGAGGTAGTCACCGTTGATGAAGTAGTAGCGTGCGCCGGGGTTGATGACATCAGTCGCCAACTCGGTTGTGCCTACGGTTGCATCCAAGTTAAACCCGTCATACGCGGCTTTATTATGAACGCCGTTACCGTTTTGCTTAGGGAAAATCTTGGCTGAGTCAAGTTCAGCACAGTAAGTCAACGGAATGCCGGAGTACGCAGGGTTGTTGTACGCAGCATCAGTTGGGCTGACCAGACGGTCGTTTTCCGAACGAAGTGCTTGCTTGTAAAGGTTCACACCTTCACGGGAGCAAAGAATCTTCTGACGGTTGAACACGATGTTTTCAAAGTATTGTTCAAACGAGGCTGGTGGGCGGTACTGAAGACGCAAGAACATTTCGTCAAACGAATTCAAGAAGCCGTAGATATTGACGGCGGTAAATTCATTGATTGCCATGCCATCACCGGAGAAATCTCCAGCGGTGGTGTTATCTTGAACAACCTTTGCTTTGTTGAACGATGCAGTGGTTGCACCGATAACGCCGCTAGTCATACCCAAAGTGGAAGAGGAATCGTAGAACACAACTTCGTTGGTCCAGCGATCATTGCTTCCGGGAGCAATACCCAAAATGGTAGTGTTGGTTCCACCTACAGCACCACCTTCTGCGGTGTCTGAACAGATAGGCATACCACCACGGAGACCATTAGCCCCACCACCGTCGAGGGAGGTTTGGACACAGTTCTCAGTGATGAGTGCAGGGATGGAGTATGGAGTCTTGCCAGTGGAAGATTCCATGTCGTTGAAGGAAGTGCCTTGTGTAGGCTTGAACAAACCTTCTTCCATACCGTTGACCATGGAGGTCACCATTCGCTGCTCTTTGGATCGCTTGAGATCCTTGTAGACAGTCTTGGTGGCTTCACGGGTCAACCCACCACCGACGTTGAGTTCAATCTCAGCATCAGTGAAAGTCATGTGGTCCATCGAGAAACGCCAGTTGGCGGTGATGTCGGACAAGACTTGTGGGTTTGAGTATGTAAAGGTTTCGTTCGGCTGGTAATACTGGAACGTGGAGGAATCATCGAGCATCAAAACATCTTTGATCTCTTTGCCACCTTGGATGGCTTGATTCTTTTCACGAACCAAATCGCCGAACAGGTAATTACGCTTCACCGCTTCATTGATAAGGACATCGGGTCCGGTCAGATATACCGGGCCAGTTGCGTCCATGAAGTCGAGGAAGTTGCGAATGGATGTAGCCATTTTTGTTTCCTGCTTTCGTGCAAAAGGCCCCCACTAGGGAGGCAGACTTTATCTTCGCATCGCTGCACGTCTGGCATCGTCAAGAGTCCCACCGTTTAAGATGATGTCTAACGCTGCTTCGTCGGCTTCGTCAGGAGTAGTCGGACGCTCTGTCCGAGTTACTGCTCTAGGTGGAGTAGAAGGTTGACCAGAGGGGCCGGGATTCACCGGAGTTGGAAGGTCGCCCATTACATCACCAACCGCTTTGCTTACCAAACTAGCGATGTCATTGAATTCACCCGGAGACTTCTCGTTGATGTCAGTCATCCGCTGCACGACTTGCACTCTTTCCTGATCAGTAACCCCGTCAAAGGGTGTGAGTGCCTGTTCGATTCGCAGAGTCGTGATCTCACCGATCAGTTGCTCCACAACATTCCTTGGAGGTTGAGTTTGAACCTGCTCCGGCTTGGTTTCCGGGGCTGCTTCGCCTTCTACCGCTTCGGATTGAGAGACTTCGGTGGTTCCGTCGTCTTGAGGTGCGCTGCTTTGTTCCGCAGACCGCGTGTCACTTTGGGTTTGGTTGCCCTGAGATGCGACTTTCTCTTCTAAACCACGCATACGCTCGGCGTATCCGTCTACGTTCCCTTGGATTTCAAGAAGTTGATCAGCCCAAGAGACGAGTTGTCCCTGATCCTCACCAAACTTCTCGATGACGCTTTCAGGAACCTTTGCTCGACGTAACGCACGCTGGCGTTCGGGTGTCAAGGTGGGGTTACTAGCAGCCTCGTCCGAGGGTTCTGTTGTTGTACGCACGGATTCACGGATTTGTTCACTCCGTTCTTCGCGTGCTTCTAAGATTTTGTCCAATACCGCGTCTTCAGCCTGCGTAAACTCTGGAGTTGCAGGGGTTTCGGTGGGTTCTGTGGCTTCGTTGGTTGTTTCTTCGCTCATTAGTCCCGCTTCAGGCCATGTCGGCCCATGATTTCCCGCTCGTGACGGCGGCTTGTGATAATGGGTTGCCCCTTTTTGTTGGTATCACAGCCCGCCAAGTTCTTCGGCATGCTGCGAGACACATACGGATAGCCGTGGGTAACGGTCTCAACCTCTGCCGAGACCTGATAGTCGGACACCAGCCGGGTGTAGTTCTCACCTTCGACAGTCACGACCTCTCCAATGCTTGGGACCTTGCTCATCGTGTAAGACATCTCCACGATCTTGCCGTCAGACTCCCGTTTGAAGTCATAAGACGGCATTAAAAGCCACCACCTTCGCCAGCCGCACGCTCTTGGTTCCGTGCTTCTGTACCTGCATCGGCTGGACCACGCTGCATTCTTGAACGAGCAGCCGCTTGCTTCTGCTGGACGTTGGCCTCGGCCTGTTCCTGCTGCATTTGCATTTGCTGCTGCTGCATTTGTTGCGCCTGCTCGGTCATACGTTTAAGTTCATCGAGGTTCAGGATGTCCGCCATGTCAGGCATGTTCAACGCGTCCCCGACCACAGTCATCATTCGCTGCCAGTCAATAAACGGCATTTGCGTGGCCTGCTGCCCGACGTTGCCGATGATTTGCATCAACTCAACCGCACGACGCTGCTGCAATGCTTCGGAGGTTCGCTCCATTGAGTACGCCTGAACATCAAGCGTCAACTCAGACAGGTCAACGCCCAGTTCTGTGCCGGGCATCTTTGCAGGCATGCCTTCTTCGACAGCCTCACGGCCCATGGGCAACTCGGTAGTGTCGTTGATGACGTACCAAGCAGCCTTGTAGGCCATGGAATTCACGGCTTCAGCAAACTGACGCTGAATGTATGCGAGCCGAAGACCGGAAGAGGCCGATGCGGCTGATACTTCCGTTGCTGTGGCATCCCCAGTTACCGATCCTCGAATCACTTCGGACATGCCCGTCAGCCGGTCAAGGCGAGCGGACATAATGTTCTGGTAGGCCATCTGTTGCTGGGTAACCCCACCGATTTCCATGGGAACCACGCGGTCGCGGTCCAAGTTCTCGGTAGGTACAACAAACAAGTCAGGCGTAGACGCAATGTCTTGGGCCATTTTGGTTCCGCGTGAGTCAACCGCAATCAATCGTCGGTATGCACCAGCGGAGTAGGACATGGTCTTGGCGTGATCGTTGGCTTCTTCGATCAGCGGCAACGCCATAGTCATTGGGCTAAGTGGGTAAACGTCAGACGGAACCTCGTATGCCCCGACCATGGTGTACGGGCCGCAAGCGGGGCCGTAGTAAGGGATTGGCTCCCCAATCATGACGATGTCATTCTCGGCACTCATGGCAAACTTGAGCAGGCCACCGTGGTGAACGCCGTCTTTTGCACCTTCGATGTCTAATTCAGGACACCAAACCTCCATCATGATGGTCTGATCGCGTTCGGGCAAATCTTTTACGGAAGTTCTAAACTTCTCGCGGTAGGTGTCGTATGAACTCTTGAGTTCTTTCACGACATCAAGATCCAACTTATTCTCAGGATCTTCCGCCATAGCAACAAGGTCTTCGATGTCGATGGGGTACTCATGACCGAAGTAGCGGGCTTCACGATGTGACTCCGCTGACGGATCGACAAAGAAGTTCTCGGGTGCAATCCGGTACACCCGTGGCATTAGGCCCGCTCCGCCCATGTCAATGCGGCGAAGGTGCTTCACTGGTTCTGGGGTAACCAAGCCAACCCCCCAAAGCAAACACATATCAGTTGCAAGTTCTTGCAGTGTCGGACGCAGGGCGGAACGCTTGGACCATTGGTTCAGCATCAACTCCAACGCTCTGGCACGACGATCCTGTTGGGGGTCATCAGCCGTAACGTGGATGCGGGGGTAGTCGTATGCGACACGAGGAAGAACCAGTGATACATACTGGCCCACGATGTTCTCGATGTCAGCCCCCTCGACGTAGTTCTCGTGTCGGTAGGCAGGTCCGGTAAACCGTTCCTTCATCGCCTTCCAGTGCATGAGGTGCTTATCTCGCCAATTGCGAGCGGCCTTCACCTCTTCGCGGAATGTCTCATCAATCCGAAGCACGTTTACCTCTAGGCTTTCTGGCCGGAGCCTTCTTTGGCGGTTTGTAATCCACTGGCTCAACCGGCTCAGTGTTCTCTTCAATCAGCGACCTGTGCAAAACCAAAGGTGGCTCAATCATCGCGTCAAGCCAATCGCATAGGGCTGGCGTGTCATCTATCGGCACTTCAATTTGATTGCGTGAAAGAACATCAGCAGTATCGGGACTAAGGTGGACAACAGCCCCGGTGTGCTTGATCTCAACCGCTGATATCGCATTCAGGGGCAAGTAGCAGTTCATGACGCGAATCATTGACATGGTTTGACTGTACGCTCTTTTCTTCTCTTATGTTCTCTTCTCTTATCTAGGTCGCATTTATGCGTGACATCTGTCACGGTTACAGCAGTTCATCCATGTTTAACATGTTCCCAAGGCTGAAATCGGGCATTCCGTAGTTGGGGTCTGGGCGTTCAGCGTCTGGGTTGGCATCGTCGAGCAACATCACAGCCCCGGCGAAAGCAACAACCCGGTCACCATGGGCTTCCCTTGCACCGGACGAAGCATCAACCTCCAGCCGGGCGGGACCCAAAGACCCATCCTTGTAAACCACCGTGGAATCCAGTTCGTCAATGATCTCTTCGTCAGGACACACGATTGTGTCGTCGGCCAATGCGCGGGCAAGGTCAGCAAACAGGACCCGCTTGGTCACCCGCGTGGATGTCCAGCCCACTCGCTTGGTTCTGGTCTCGACTCGCTGGCCTAATCGCTTGTGGTGAAAGATATTGAACCATCGCAGGCGTTCAAAGTCATGGTGCATGGACGAACCCGGCCCGTTGACTTCCCAGCCGATCAGCATGTCTGAGCGACCCCTAGCCCATGAACGGGCAGCCATGACGATCTCTCGCGACAGGTCGTAAGGGGGGCAGGTGGGGTCAACGTATGTGGCAACCACCTCTCTCAGGTTGGTATCCATCATCACGATGCAGGCGTTTGCTGATCCAGTGCCGTAGGCAGGGTCCATAAACGCGACCAGATTGGAGTTCTCGTCCGGCTCCATGAAGATTCGCCAGTGCCCGGTAGGTGAATCCACCAGTTTGCCGTCCACCACGTTGCATCGACGGGGCTTTTGGATGTGCTGGCGTTGACGTTCGGTGTCCACCACGGGGAAGAACCCGCGACCTTGGGACGATGGCAGGGCCAACACGTTCTCACGAAGGTCATGCACATCCCGCCGCTTGCGTTGCATTTCAAGCCATGGTGACCAGTAGTAACTTCGACCGGGGTCCCCAGTGATTGATCCGTCTGGGTCGATTGTCCAAGACCCCCCCGCCGACTTTTGTGGGTCATCGACGTAGGTCAGCAGAATCGGGACGGGCGACTCAGTAGATTTCGCAGTCTCCCACAGAGTGTTCGTGAAATACGACCCCACCAAGTGGGTTGAGACCGCCCAACGACTCGCAGCCGTGTCAGCCGCCGACCGCCAACCAGACTCAAAGCGATCCTGTGAAGCGGCCTCATCAAAAACCACCACCGTCTTTCTCGCACCACGACCGATGTGGCTCGTCGTTGCTTCACCCGTAATCGCGTTTCCATCAGGATGCTCCAAAATACAGTGCCGCCTCCGCCGTCCACCTGACTGCAAGTCCTGCAACGGGCAGGGCAGCCACTGGGGCGGGAGGTACTTGAGGACATGCTCAACCTTGGCAAACAGGGTATCAGGGTCACCAGACCGATCAACCAGAGCCTCAGTCCGAGAACACAACAACACATCCCACTTCTTGAACAACCAGCCCCAAACCGAGATGGCGGTACTAATAACCGACACGCCCGTTTCCCGACTCTTGGCTACAGCGATGTCCTGACCAGACTCAACCGCCGCCACCATGCTGTAGATCATGTCGGCCTGAGCCTTCCACGGGATGAACGGCACAAGCGGATGAACCGCAGGCCGGTCCTCACCCGTTACTGGATCAACCTCCTTGACCCGCCGAGACCAAACACCAAGAGTCATGAACGCCACGGGGTCCCCAGCGATCAACTCTTTCCACGCCGCTACGTCATTAGGCCCCCACCCAAAGTCCTCGGGAGCCTTGGCCCCTGAAAGGACCGTACGGATGTTTGAAACCAAAGTGGTGTCCATACCCTGATTTACTCCTGATCACTCTCAGGCAGGCTCTGAGGGCCAGCATCGTCACGCTGCATCCCGAGCCTACCCGACCAAACCGATATCGCCTGTTGAACCTGCTTGGCCTCAACACCAACACCCATAAGTGGACCCCCGTTGGGACCCGACAACTCAACACGTTCAACCCGAGGCAGCCTAGCCCGGAGCCATACTTCCGCCGCCCGAATCCGGTTCCGCTCATCCTCGGCAGACAAGGCCATCCCCTTCAGCATGTCCAACATCGACATGTCACCCTGAGCCTCCGCTTGAGCCTCCCTGTCACGGAAGCCTGCGACTTTTGTCCGCCATGCAGCCATGGTGTAGTACGACATCCCTGCGCGGCGACATGCCTCCGTAGCACTCCAACCCTCACGCCTGTTCGCGAGATACAGAGCCTCGTTCACTTCCCTCGGTCTCTTGGCCGGAGGCAAGGCCAGCCATTCCTTGGTCTTGAGGTCAGACAGATCCAAGTCAGTGATCTCAGAGTCCCCCCCTGTCCGGGAACCCTGACTAGGGGCATCGACCCGGCTGACCTGCGAACCCCCACCCCCCTCTTGCTCGCCTGCCTGCCCATCCTGCTGGCCTGACTGCCTCGCGTGTAGGGTGCTGTGCCCTGTCTCTGTCTCTCCCCCTGCTGGCTGCTGACGGTGACTGGGATCTGGTCTCGGGTTACTGGGTACATCCATGGCTCTTACTCTACGTGTGGATGGTCCGCCGTGTGCGATAGGTACGGCTGTCGGGCCTGAATGTGGGCTGAAGGATGGATTGTGACACCCGTTTGGGGTAGGGCAATCGACATTCTCAGAGCATCTATGACAGACATATGATGTCACTGTGCCATGTCTGACCCTAACAGACACCTAACGCTCACCCACCATTTGACACAGGGTTGACCTTCTGCTACTATCTGACTGTGCCGCTGTTGGCACCGGAGATTCACCATGACCGAGATCACCTCAATCGTTGCCCTTCCCTCCCATCTCAATGGCTGCGAAATCCTTCAATCCAAGACCGTCAATGGCGGCTGGGTCATCATCGTCGAGTGGACCCCAGAGGCCCATCGGGTTTTCAAAGATGGCAAGGGGTCCGAGTATGCCGTCGCATTCGTCAGCCATGACCAAATCCGCCGCGAGATGGATGCCGTCGGCTACGCCCAGTGGGGATATGCCCACTACATCACAGGGTGGGAGGCTGCGGTCTATCACTTCGAGGAGGGCCTCCTTCTCGACTGACCTCCCCTTCCCCGACGAAACAGGCCACTGGCCTGTCTCAGGGCTTGGCATGCCCTGACTGATGAGTCTGCCACCTGATCCAACTGGAGTATCCCATGAACCCGACCAACCCTTCCGAATTCAACTTCGCCATACAAAACGCCATCGAGTCCACCTTCAACCTGATCGTTGCCCAGTGCGGCGAAGAGATCAAGTTTGACTGGAAATTCACGCTGTCCGAGTCCGGCGGTGGTACTGCTGCCGCCTTCGTGGATTGCGACCTAACCAACACCCGTGGTAGCCGCTACATCCTTGACCGCCTCACCAATGCCCTGAACGCCTTCGGGTACACGGTCAAGGCTGTCGGCGGCAATGGCAAATCCTTTCTCCAAATCACGCTCTGCGATGTGATCCAGCAGGATGCGTCCGATGCCGACTACGGTGACTTCTGCGACCGAGAGGAGAAGCAACTTCAAAACTCTGACCGGGGCGATTGGTCCTGACAGCCACTTGACACACCCTTAACACTTTGCTATGATAAACATCCCAACGGAGTATCCCATGTCCAACACCATCTACCATCTCGGCCAACTTCAAGTCAACGTCCTCGCCGTCACCAAGGATGCCGTCCACATTCGGTTCCTGTATTCCCACCGTGGAGTCGAGATGTTCGACTACGGCTTCAAGTGGGATGGCGACATCGACAACGGTGCAGTGATCTGGGGCGACCTGTACCAGACCTCTCCCGGCTCCGACTATCAGGTCGCCTTCAATGATTCGGTCGGCCACGACTGGTCCATCTCCCGTGCCGAGATCGCTGAGGCTGTGTCCAAGATGATCGAGGAGTTTGACGATGGCGAGATGGCGATCAACACCGACTCCCTGTTCCACTCCAGCGGCTTCAAGGCATGCGGGGTGCTGGACGAAATCATCGAGGCCCTGACCAGCATGGACCGCTGATCTTGACCACGGCGAAACGGCCTTCGGGCCGTCTTCGGGGCTGGCATCCCCGGACTGATGAGCCTGCCACCCAACCCAACTGGAGTATCCCATGACCCCATCCGCACCAATCTCGTTCGACTGCTTCGTCAAAGCCTCTGAGTTCCTTGAGGCCAAGCACGCCCGCATGGACCGCCACGAATCTCTGGCCTTGTTCACCTGCGACGATGCCATGGTCGCTGACCTGTCCCGGCCCGAAGGCGACGTTCTCGCTGTGGTCAGGGTCTGGAAAGGCTTCTACGTTCTGGCCCGATACCAGCAAATCGAGGGCCGAATCGTCGCCCGCGTCATGACCACCAACTGGTCTTGGGAAGCCAACGTGTTCCACGACGGGGCCTTGAAGGTCAGTCATCTCGTGGGCCAGACCCCGCTTGAATACTTCCTGAACACCGCCCTCAGTCAAACCCACGGTGGCCTCAAGGATGTGGTGGGCGATCTGGAGCATGACCACGTTGTTGGACCATTCGACCGCATCATGGAGGACCGCCTTGAATCCGAGTACGAGGTGGCCCGTGAACGTGCCGAATTTGATGCCTACGGCGACCGCGACCTCTGCCGGTGATCACGACCCCTCAACTGTCCCCTCCCCGGAGGGGGCGGACTGAGCGGCCCTGACAGCCACTTGACACACCTCTGGCACTTTGCTATGATTCACATTCAACAGGAGATCCCATGACCAGCATCGACTCACATCCCGCCCTCGCAGACTTCGTTCTGCTGGTCCGCGACCACGGCCTCGGCAAGTGGTTCCCGGTTGCTCCCTCCGTCATCGAGTTGACGGGCGACCGACCAAGCGGCCTGTCCTTCACCTTGGAGTTTCACACGGTCTCTGGCACGACCACCGTGTTCACCAAGATCAATACCGATGCTGACGGCAATCGCAAGATCCGCCAACTGCACCGTCCCGGCTCCGCCAGCATGGTCTCTGACCGCTCTCTGGCCTTCATCCCCCAGACTCACCCCAACTTCTTCTCTGGCTTCGACAGCCTCGATGACATCCCCGGACAGGAGGATTGACCATGACCCCACTCACCCCTGAACAAGAACAATTCCTCGCCGACTGCGACCGCAACGGCCTCTTCATCTGAACCCCTTTCCCGGAGTATCCCAATGACCAAATTCCAAGACCACTGTTCCAACACCGTCACCACCCTCACCACCGCCCTTGAGTCCGGCAACATCAAGCCATGGATCTTGCCGTGGCTCCAAGGCCCCCAAGGTCGATCCTACCCTCGGTCGGTGTCCACGGGTCGCCCCTACACCGGCATGAACTCTCTGATGCTGGCCTTCAACGGCTACTCCAGCCCGTGGTATCTCACCTTCAAGCAGGTCAAGAACCTCGGCGGGTCCGTCCGCAAGGGCGAGAAGGCCACCACCGTCTTCTTCTGGAAGTGGCTCCACAAGGAGGAGGATGGCGAGATGAAGCGTATCCCGCTGTTCAAGACCTTCAACGTGTTCAACATCGAGCAGTGCGATGTGCCTGCCGAGGAGTTGACCAAACTTGAAGCACGCCTTGACCGCATCTGCGGCCCCGTAACCGGCCTCTCGGTCGAGGATGCCATCACCGCCGCCGAGACCACCTGCCTCGACTGGTGCAACGCCGAAGGTGTGCAGGTCCACGACGGCGGCGATCAAGCCTGCTACATCCCATCCATGGACTGCATCCACATGCCCGAGGTCAAGCAGTTCAAGGACGGAAACAAGGGCTACGCCCAGACTCTGGCCCACGAATGCTGCCACGCCACCGGGGCCAAGTCACGCCTCGGTCGCAAACTCGACGGCGGCTTCGGGTCCAAGGACTACGCCCGCGAGGAGTTGGTGGCCGAGATCGGTGCAGCCATGATCATGGCGAACACCGGCACTGACCTGAACGAGGAGCAGTGCGTGGCCTACCTCAAGAACTGGCTGGATCGCTGCGGCGAGGATGCCACCGCCCTGAACTACGGGGCCACCCGTGCCGAGAAGGCGGCAGCCGTGATCCTCGGGACCACCGAGGAGGCAGCCACCTCCGAGAAGAAGGAGGAGGTTGTTACAGCCTGATCCCAGCACGACTCCCCACCTGTCCCCTCTGCGGAGGGGGCGGGATGGGCAGCCCTGCCCGTGACGGATGTCACGCTCTGATGCGACCAAGAGAAGAGAAGAGAAGAATAGATCAAAGGAGACCAGATCATGAGTAAGCACCCTGACCAATACCTGTACCAGCACCACCAACTTCTGTTGCTGGCTGCTGACCGAGCCGAGGATGCAATGGAGCAGGCTTGGGCCGAGCCTCGCACGGGTACCACCACCGTCTTGAAGTTGAGGGATGAGTTCAAGAAGCGGAAGGCCATGGCCGAACGGTTCGAGGACAAGCACT